TCACACTCCGGGCTGCTTGAGGACTCGTAGGTGTCCTGATCCCATGAGGAAGCTACGATAGGATCTGACGGACGCTTCATAGGCCGCAGCGGCCACCTCTTGGCCAGCGGCAATCACACCGCCCGAACAGTCCAGGACAGCCAGCAGCGCTGGCTTCCCATCAGCAGTGGTGACGCTCAGGCCTTCGTGGCTGGTCGCAGCGAAGACGACTGGCGGCACGGGTGATTCGTTATCGGCCATGGGAGCCTCCTTCATACTGCTGGCGGCCGTCCTTCCAGACGCCGGTTTCGTAATAGCGGATGTGCTGGTACTTGCCGGTCAGCCGGTGGCGGCGCTCGGTCGGCCAGCCCATCCAGTTGCGGGCTGTGATCTGCCAGAGCAGGCGATCAATGGAGAACACGGCACTCCCCTCCACTGGTGATGGTAGGCATGCTTCGCCCCAGGAAGAGTTCCATTGCCGCCCCATGCAGAGCCGGGTTCTCGGATCGAAGCATTGTTGCAAAGTGCCTATGGGCAATTTGAAACATTGGGCTGTCGTGGAAGTCCTTGTCCCTCTGTTCGACGGAGTTCTCCAGTGCATGTGAGAAAACCAGTTCCACCAGGCCGTCGCCCGGTTTGATATCGACCCGGTCCACTGGGTTGATGTTCAGCAGGTCCATCAGAATGCCCTGCGGCACCTTCTCATTGATCGCGGGCGCGAGCTCAAACAGCATCGCGCCAAGCATCGTCAGTTGTGCGTAGAGCGGCTTGGCCGCTGCCTCATTCTCGGAGGTGCAGGCTTCCAGCCTGTCGGCCAACTTCACGCTGAAAACATCGCCACGCTGGCGCAGGAGCTTGACCTTTCGGCGTGTCGCTTCTCGCATGCCCCGGACGCGTTCAATTCCATCCACCACAAGCCGGGCGGAATGTCGGAGGTGGACCACGGCGCGCATGCAGCCGCGCGTAGAGGTGAGGTCGTAGAAACTCATTGCTCGTTCTCCAGCTTCTTCCAACTCGGCTCTGTCAGGCCGTCGTGGTAATGGGGTAGGGCGGTCTTGCCGAGATGCGGGCAGTCCACGATCAGGAACTCGCCGCCACTGCGACGCTCGCGGGTCACTGTGACCTCCTCGGATTCGAAGTCGTTCTCCCCGCAGCGGAGCAGGTAACGGCCTGGCTCGGTGGGGGCCCTGTAGGACCACCCATCCCCGCCCGCCGTCATGTCGTCACCGGCTCCCATGTCCACGCCCATGGACACCACCTCCGCGACGCTCGGGCGATGCCCCGGCAGTGCTACGGCGGCGGCTGAGTGGGGCCCGGACGGTGCTACATCGACCGCCACGCCATCCTGTTTGACCAGCAGCTTCTCCAGCGCCTTGACCGCAGCCCGGACGTACTTGGGCACGGCTGCAGCCTTGGCGTGACATTCCAGCAGGCGGGCCTTTCCTTCCGGGCTGGGCTCGGGCATGTTGAGGGCGCGCAGAGTCTCCACGATCTCGTCAGGCGTCTGCCCGACTTCGCATCGCACCCAGCCCAGCAGGCGGCGCAGGTGATTGACCTGGGCTTGCGTCAGGTTCGGCCTCACGATTCCACCTCCTCGACGTAGGCGACGACGTAATGCACATGGGCGAGGTTGAAGAACCAAGCCACGACTGCGGCCTGCCACTTCGATCCATAGGCGCCGTACTCGTCATCGGGGATACCGGCGAGGGCGCTGGTGATCATTACCCGGTACTTCATGCTGAAGCTTCCGGGCGCTCGCGGAGAGATACCCGCCAGCCAGCGACGTGTGGGGCGTTGCGGTCGCGGTAGGCCATGCTGCCCCCTTCCTCCACATCCCAGCCCATCAAGAGCCCGCCGAACGAGTCCTCGACGTAGGGTTTCTGGCCGAACCCATGCCAGCGGCCGTCGCTGTCCATGGCGATGTAGTTGACCCAGGCTGGGAACTCGGACCAGGCGGGGGCGGCTGGTGCATCGGCGCAATGGCAAGTCGAGCAATGCGGCGGCATGCTGTTCCAGGCCAGCAAAAACTGCATGCGCTCTGCTGCCCGCTCCAGAAGCTCGGCAGTGATGCGACCCTCAGCGGGGGACGGGGTGCTGGTGGGCGCGCGCAGCGTGGCAGCTGCCGAGTGCAGCTCTGCAATCAACGTGGCGCTCATGCGACTCTCCGGAAGCTACAGACGGTGATAACCGCGCCAAGGACCTGCAGCTCCTCGCGGGTGAGAAAGAAGCCGAGGTGCCGCACGCTGGACCCGAATACGTAGTAGCCCATGCCGCCCTCGGGGCGGGCCATGTGCTGGACGTGCCGTACCAGGTCGCGGTCGCCAAGTCGGATCACGTAGATCCCGTCCCAGTTGAAGCGGGTCACACCCATATCGACCTGCAGAACGTCGCCGATCTCAAACTTGGGCGCGTTCAAGTTGTCGCAGACGCGAACGTAGGCGTATCCCTCGGCTGGCGGTGCCAGCTCAGGTTCCGGCGCCGCCGCCTCCTGCGATTGGACTACTCGCATATGGTTCATTTCTTGTTCCTTGCGATACGCGCCTTTGCCCCGCGGTGAGTCGCGGCCATGATCCGGGTAAGGCTCGGGTCCTCGCCGCTGTATGCAGCTGCCCTTGCTGCCTCAATGTGCAGATCAACGCCGTTACGCTCGGCCCGATCCACAAGCAGCTCAGCTATCCGTTCGGCACGTTCCTGCCGGACGCGCTCGCGCAAGGCCATCTCGTCTTCCATTTCTCTGAATGCAGTGAGGGCTCCCCATCTGGCCTTCTCCAGCGTGCAACCCTTGCCATTGGCCTGACCACGCCGGTAGAGCATCTGTGCCAGCTCTTCCAGCTCAACTCCGCATTGGCCGCTCGGCCAGTCGGCCAGCACCGAAGTGGCAGGCGTCCGCGCCCGAGCCTTGGGGAAAGGAATGACGTTCATGCGCGCCTCCTTTCGGTCGCGGCCTTCGCAGCGCGCAGAGCGGATGTGGCTCCGGTCGCGAGCGCTTCCACGCCCATGGCTGGTGCTTTCGTGCCCCGTTCCTTGTGCAGCTGTGCGCCGCGTTCTGCCAAGCTGATGAACAGCACGGCCAGCTTGAACGCCTTCTTGTCGGACATACCCGGCTCATCCGATTTGATGCGTTTGAACACCTTGTTGAGCTGGGCTTGCTTCGCCTTGGTGCGGAACCGCGCGGCCCTGGGGAACTTGATGATGGTCGCGCTCATGCTGAAACCCCCGCATCTGGCGGTGTGGTTGCCACGCGCGCCCGGTTCATGATCACAAGCAAGCCATCCATGTCATCGCGTACCGCCTGCTCAGCCTTTGCACGGGAGATTGGCGCACCTTTGCGCTCCGCCATTTCCATGTAGAAGGCAGTCATGGAACGGAAAGATTCACGGGCTTTCACGCGGTCTTGGCGCTTCTTTTCACGTTCCTCGCGGCGGAGTCGAAGCTCCTGATCTCGGGCGATTCGCGCAACCCGACGTTCCTCGCGGGCCTGCGCTGCAGCAATCGCTGCGGCAGGAAAGCACAGCGGCAGGCAGTCCCCGGTTTCCTCTTCGATGGCAGTTGCGTAGTAGTGAACACCACGGCGGCAGTGGTACACCGGCTCTTCAAACAAGTAGGGGTGCGGCGCACTCGACTTCTCGGCGTCCGGCGTCCATCCCAGTTGCTCCGCGCGCTGGATCAGACTGACAGCGGTAACGTCTTCGCTGACAACTGCACCTGCAGGGTCGAAATAGCAGAGCCGGAAGGTGTCGTCTTGGTGGGTGACCAGCCACTCCGCAGCGGTTGCGGATAATTGAACCAATTGGCGGACCTTAACGCCGCGCGAGATCAAGCGGTCGATAGGGTCCAATGCCGGTACGGATTCCGGTACAGTCTTGGTCGCCATGTGATTACTCCTGAGTCTTGGTCGATGAGGGCGAATTCGTGGCAGACGGCTGGGGCGCGCCAACGCCCTGGCCGTCATCGTTTCGGGAATGCATTCGGTTGATGCTCAGGCTCTTTGGCGCCCTAATGGCGAGCGTGACTCGGCCGCTGCGCTGCTCTGCAACGCGAATTTCAATCTGATTCCCGACTTGAACTGATTCATTGGGTCCGCAGGGAATCAGTGCGAAGCCGTGCGTTTTCTTTGGGGTAGGGTTTCCCCTACCCGACAACGGGGTATCTGTCTGTTTCATAGGTGTGAGAGGATCTAGGCTGAGGGGCCGTGCGCGTTAAGCTGCGCAGAAGCCAAAATAAAGGCCGCGCATCGCCGCGAGTTCGCACAGGCGAAACGTCGCAACAGCCGCGATCAGAACTGCCATCACCGCCCACTGCAGTTGGACCGGTGAGGTAAAGATAGATTGGATCTTGGGAAACGGAAGGGACGAATCAGTCCCTCGCTTTGTCTTGGGAACCTTGGTAGATTCGGCCCCTTCACGGATAGGCATTGCGCCTTCGCGGTGTCGCATATTTGTGTCTCCATCGGCCGGACCCCCCGGCGCGATGGATGTAGACTAGACTACAAAATGTAGCGATGCAATACGTTTTGTAGGATTCGTGCGATTGATTTTTTGCTCTATTTTGGCTAGGGCGATAGATTCAAGTTATCGAGCGCACCAGCCCGGCATCTTCCAAGTTGATCCCGTCCAGGATCAACTCCCTTGCCTTCTCCATCTGCAACTGCAGCCTCTGCAGCTTGAGCAGTGGCAGTGCCTGCAGCCCTCCATCGACACGGTAGGTTTCCTGATCGACAAGAAAGTCGAGGGCGTAATTGGCCTGCAGAAAGCGGACGCGGCGTAGCAGCCAAGCTCTGTTGGCGGGCGTTTCGATCCCTGCGCGATCCTCCGTGGGGCCCCCCACCAACCTCAGATTCGCGCCATCGGCAAGCTTCGCTGCCTCAAGACGCGCTTCGATGAATGCCACCAGTTGGCTTGCCCTTAACTCGTCCATCCTTCTCCTCTCCCACCTGTTTCACCAGCGAAACCAACCGTTCGCTCAACACGATGACGTCAGCCATTTTTGGCGCATCACCCAGCCCCAGGCGCAGCTCATAGGCTGCTGCCAGGACGTCTGCATTGGCGACCGGATCAAAAGAAAGCCCGCGCCGCTTGAAGATTGTGTCCAAGGCTTGCGCGGCTTCTGCAAGCATCGATGCATCGAGTCTCCCGGGCTGCGACGGGGTGTGTTCAACACCAACAAGCAATGCGTCCGTGGTGCAGCCAAGCAGATGCGCCATGCGCGCTATTAGTTCCACCGGAGGGTCGCGGCGGCCCATCAAGTAGTGACTTAAGGCCCCACTGCCGATTCCAAGATGTTCAGCCATTGCTGATTGCGTCATGCCTGCGTCATTCATCAAGGATCGGGCACGGTCAAACCACTTCATGGTGTACTCACTCTACGGGGCGTATACGAAATACTATTCGTAGCGCTTGCGCTTGCACAACTACATTTCGTAGAATCGCCGCCATGAGCCTGAGAATGTGGATTGAGTCACACCCGAGGGGTGCCAGAACTGGTGCGGTTGACCGCATTGCCGCTGCCTGTGGCGTAAGCCGGGCGGCCGTTGGGCACTGGCTGCGTGGTTTCCGCGCAATGCCGCCTGATAAGTGTCCGACCATTGAGCGCCTGACTGGCGTTTCCTGCGAAGAGCTTTGTCCCGGAGTCCGCTGGAACCGGGATGAGGTCGGTCAGGTAGTGGGGTACGTCGTTGCTGTGAGTTGACCGCTGACAAGGTCATCGCCTGGAACTGGAAGCTGGGCGGAAAGGGCAAGGAGCATGCGTACATCCCCCACGTGGATTCTGCCGTGGAGGTGTCTGGCGCAACAGGTGCAGTCGTCGGGTAACGACGGGGCTGCATCGTTGAAGCCAGCTACCGTGGGATAGGAACTGAGACAGCTGGGTGCGCCGTAGTCGGCATAGCGCACGTTCCGAACAAGATGCTGATCGGCTCGTTTGGTCCGCGACAAGGATCACCGGTCGGAAGTTCCAAGCCTCGCGCTTGGATGCTTTCGGCTGTCCTCCAGAAGGTTCAATGAGAACTTTCAGGGTAAGGACCAGCAGCAGGAAATAGAGTTTCTTGAAGTATCTGGAGTAATAGGGGTGCGCCCGCGAGGCGCGAACCGGCAGGCACGGATCGCCTGCTGCTGGGAAAGGAAGCTTGCGTACATCCGTCGTGTGGAAGTGGCCACGTCGGTGTCTGGCGCGAAACCGGATCGCTTTGGCGGTCCATTCGTCAGATAGACGAAGCCCCGGCCTCCGTGCGAACAGGACCAGGGCTTCGATGTACGAGGCCCAATTATGTCACAACACCAGCAGCCCAAAGCTGTAACGCTTGCGCTCACCAAGGTGACCATCGACGGCGGCACCCAGTCGCGCGTTGCCCTCAACGAGGACGTTGTTTCCGAGTACGCCGAGGCCATCAGGCGCGGCGATACGCTGCCCCCGGTGGTTGTTTTCCACGACGGCGGCACCTACTGGCTCGCCGATGGCTTCCACCGATTCCATGCCCACCGCGCAGCGCGCGCTGAGGACATTGACGCCGACGTCTACACCGGCACCAAGCGTGACGCCGTGCTGCACAGCGTTGGCGCGAACGCCAATCACGGCCTGCGCCGCTCGAATGACGACAAGCGCCGCGCGGTTCAAACGCTGCTGAATGACCCCGAGTGGTCGCAGTGGTCCGACCGGCAGATTGCGCAGGCTTGTTGCGTGTCGCCTCCGCTAGTTGCATCGGCCCGGGCGTCCGTCACTGTAAATTCTTTCAGTGAGGCACCGGCGGAGCGCAGGTACACGACCAAGCACGGGACTACGGCGATCATGAATACTGCGAAGATCGGGAACTCCGGTCAGAGCGATGATCCCAGTGCAGAGGCGGTGATGCCTGAGGTGGTGGAATCCGATTCCACTCCCCAGCCCGGCCAGGCTGACGGTGCACCCGCTGGCTGTAATCCGATTACACCGCAACCCGAGACGCCGGGGCCTGCAGCGCCTGTGGGGTCCGACTCCAGCGCCGAAGGACTGGTGGCCGAAGCTGGCGAACCTGCAGGGCTTGGCGATGATGACGTGCCGTCGCTGGATTCGCTGCTGGAGGAGGCCCAGGCCTTCAACCGGCAGCTGATCGAGCAACTGAAAGCCGCAGAGGCCAATGACCAAGTTGCGGAGACGCTGAAATGGCGCAAGGCCTACGAAGGGTCCAAGGCAGAGCGGGAGCATGCCGAGCGCCGGGCAAGGGATTCGGAGAAGCGCGAGAAATCCGCGTGCGACCGCCTGCGCCGATGCGGCAAGGCCGTTGGTGAGGATGACCCGCGCAGCATCCCGGGGAAGGTTGAGGCTGTGGTCAAAGCAGCCAAGGGGGCAGGCGTATGGCCATGAGCGTAGACCTTCGCCCGTACCAGGCAGCCGCGTTCGACCGCGCCCGGCAGGCTATCCGAGACGGTGCCCGCCGAATTCTCATCGTAGCCCCGACTGGCTCGGGTAAGACTGTGCTTGCGTCGGCATTGATGGAGATGGCGAAGGCAAAGGACAACCGGGCATCGTTCGTCGTGGACCGGCTGAGCCTCATTGGTCAGACGAGCGAGACCTTCGACCGGTACGGCCTAGATCATGGCGTGATTCAGGGCGGGCACCATCGCTGGGCCGGTTGGAAGCCGCTGCAGGTCTGCAGTGTGCAGACCATTGCTCGGCGTGGCTGGCCTGACAGTCGGCTGGACCTTTTTGACGAAGCCCACGTTCTGCACACGGCCCACAAGAAGCGGATCAAAGACGGCGACTCCATCGTCATCGGCCTGACGGCAACGCCGTTCACTCGGGGGCTGGGCAAATACTTCGACGCGGTAATCAACGTCACCACCACGCGCGAGTTGATCAACGCGAAGTGGTTGGCTCCGTATCGTATGTTTTCCTGCATCCAGCCCGATATGGATGGGGTGACGGTCAAGTCCACTGGCGAGTGGGACGAGAAGGAGACCAGCGATAAGGCGCTCCAGGTTGTCGGCGACGTTGTGGCCGAATACCTGCAGCACGGCGCGGGGCGCAAGTTCATCTGTTCTGCTGTGGACGTGGCCCATGTGGAAGCGCTTGCGCGCCAGTTCAATAGCGCGGGGATTCCGGTTGCCACGTACACATACAGAGACAAAGAGGATGACCGGGATGATGTGACGGCCGAGTTCCGCCTTCCGGACAGTGTGATACGGGGTCTGATCACTGTGACGGCTGCGTCGCGTGGGTTCGACGTGCCGGACGTGTCCTGCATCATCATGGCGCGCCCGCTGCGCAAGTCGCTCGCTGAGCATATCCAGCTGCTGGGGCGGGGGCTGCGCATGGCACCCGGCAAGGAAGACTGCTTGGTGCTGGATCACTCGGGCAATTGCGCCCGCTTCTTCGCTGAGTGCGAAGAGTTCTTTGACGTCGGGCTGTCTGAGCTGGATGACGGCAAGGGGCGCAACAAGTCCCGGCCCAAGCCTCCGAAGGAGAGGGAGCCGGTCAAGTGTCCGGAGTGCAAGGGCCTGCACCCGCCCATGCCAGCCTGCCCATGCTGCGGACACGAATACCCGAAGAAGCAGGGGATCATGCATGTGCCTGGAACCCTCAAGGAGCTGGTAACGGGCGGGCACAAGAAGCAGCTCATCGAGGCGGTGTGGCCGATGGTCTGCGCGGAGGTCGCTAAGACGCGCGATGGCGTCGCTGCCAACAGGCAGGCGCTTGCCATTTTCAAGGATATGACCGGCATCTGGCCCCCGCGCGGTACGGACTTCTTCAATACCAACCGGATTGAGCCCACGGCAGAGGTGAGGGCGCAGATTCAACACGTCCGGATTCGCTACGCCAAGGCGCGGAACGCTGGTATGGGAGCGCGCGCATGAGCGGCCTTCCGAAAGCGCGTGATATTGCGAGAGGAAAATGGGGGAGCATCCTTCCGCAGCTGGGGATTTCTGCTCACTATCTGGACGGAAAGGGGCATCGGTGCCCGCGTGATGACTCTGGCGATGACCGCTTCCGCTTTGCTGACCGCGACGGAACCGGGAGCTTCCATTGCAAGTGCAGTCAGGGGAACAAAGGCGGGTTGGCACTCCTGATGTGCTGCAAAGACCTGACCTATGTCGATGCTTGCAAGGAGGTCGAGCGCGTTGCCGGATCGGCTCTGCCTGACCCGCCAAAGCCTGACGCGCAAAAGGGTGCTGCTGCGCGAATGGATCGGATCAAGCGACAGCTGCGCAGACTGGAGAGCCGGGACGATGTTGCCGCTTACTTGGGTGCGCGCGGGTTGGTGCCGCCGCCCAAGGGCATTGGCAAGGCACGGTTGGCTTACTTTGAGCGGGGCAGCCGCGATCCGGTAGGAACCTTTACGGCGATGGTCGCGAAGGTCCTGTCCGCCGATGGCCGGGTTTCAGCCTTCCACCTGACCTATATCGATGATGCGAAGAAAGCCCCGATCACGTCCCCGAGAAAGGTTCAGGGGACTTTGCCGCATGGCTGCGCGATCCGGATGTTTGACGCGGCGGAGGAAATGGGAATCGCCGAGGGAATCGAAACCGCGCTGGCAAGCGCCGAGCTTTTCAAAGTGCCGGTTTGGGCCGCGATCAACGAAGGGAATTTGCGGACGTTTGTTCCACCGGAAGGCACAAAGGTTCTGCACATCTTTGGCGACAAAGACCCGGGCTATGCGGGGCAGGCAGCTGCCTATGAGTTGGCCCAGACGCTGACAAAACGAGGAATCGAATGCGAGGTCCACATTCCGGCTCTGCCAGGGAAATGCGACTGGAACGACGTGCTGGTCAACAAGGGGGCTGTGCAATGAAGCCGCCTATTCCAGATGGGGTGACCGCGTTGCGCAGCTTCGCGAACTTTTTGGACGGGCAGGCGGCGCGCCATGAGCGAGTACAGCGCCGCCGCGCGGGGACTATCTCCACGACGGTCGAAACGTTCCGGACAGCGGCAAGTCACGCGAGGCAGGAGGCGACGCGACTGGAGCGGGTCGCGCAGCAGTGGAAAGGGGGCGCAAGGTGAAGCGAGAGGAATTTGAGGGCTTGATGCGCCGCTGGGGCAAGGCATATGGGCCGGAGAGGGAAGCGTTGGAGGCGGAAAGCGAGTCGAGCGACTACGGGGACTCGCCAATGGCGCGCATCTGCGTGCAGCCCATTCGCCAAGTGACGACGATGGACCGGGGAGGGCTGGCGCGCAGGCGGCTCCATGGAGCAGCAGCAGGGACGGGGCGGGCAGTCCCTGCGTGGGCACTTGCGCACGTTGCTTGCAGCGAGACGCGGGTTTCTGGCCCCAAGACTCCCGGGCCGCGTGAATGGTCGCTGCCGCGAGAGATCCAAAGGATTGAGGAGGAATGGTTCAAGCTGCGCCGAGTTGACCAGGATCTTGCCCTTGCACTGCGCCTGCGGTACTGCACCGCAGGGAGCCCGAAGGAAAAGGCTCCGCAGCTCGGGGTAAAGGTGGGCGTCTATCGTGACAGGGTGTCGGAAGCAAAAGGATGGATGTGGCGTGCAATAAGTGTTTGACAGAATCGGATCGTAGGCGTATAAGTTTTGTTATCGTGGAGTAATCCCGATGGAGCCCGGCCCCGCGCCGGGTTTTTTCGTTTCAGAGATTCGCGGGCTTGGCCGAGTGGTCAGGCTGCAGCCTTCCAAGCTGCCAACGCCGGTTCGATCCCGCTTGGCAGAACTCCAGGAGCTATCGTACGGTCGCGGTTAATTGGTGCGCGGCAGCAAACTCCGTGTTGAACGCGACAGCTGGCATAATTTCCTACAACGGAATGAATGCTCAGGGGAAGGTTGCGTGACTAAGCAAGTCGGGAAGACCGTATACGCGAAGCGGGTTCGCTTTAAGACCGGGAGAATTAAAGACTTCGTTCCGGTTCCCATTGAGACCCTCCTGCTTAATCTACAAACTGTCGCACCGACCTGGGCTAAACGACACTGGCCTATCGTTCCAGCCGATGGAAAGGTAGAGCAAGGGGTGTCCTGTTCGTTTATTCGGAAGATGGCGCTGCGCTCCTCAGGTGATCAGCGAGGAATCTATTTCGAAGTCGGGAGCTACGTGAATGGCCATGCGCCTGACCAGATCCAGCTGGACTTCGCTGCAACTGAGCCGAATATTACGACGGAGAGGGTTAGGGATTCACAAGGAAACGAGCGCGAGATCGTTACGATCTGTCGCTGCGTCGCGCTCGGTGAGACCATCATCGTAGAGAATGTGAAGGGTAGTGGTGGGGTGGGGGCGGTGCAGGCATTGCTCGGCAGGCTCTTCCATACCTACCTCACCTGGGGGAACCCCCCGCGTCGACATCCCACGATCGAATTGCTCGACGTCACTTCGCGGGATCTGCGCACAGCCATTAGGCGCGGTCGAGGTGTTGAGCGAGTCTTTCTGCGAATGGTTGACGGTGCTGAGCAGGATGAGAACGGCTGGGCAACGCCACTCAAAGCCGGCAAGGACCGAATTGGCAATTCTGCCAAGTTTTCCGCCGTATGGGAGGCCGGAGACAACGACATCCTGAACATGGAAGACGTGATCAATGCAGTTGACGAGTCGCTTGAAGAGGATTCTGTGCTCGATAAAGTCTCCCTTGTCTTGAAGGACGGAAATACACTCACTGGTTTGGGTAGCTACAAGGCACGCACGAAAATCTATGTGACGGTGGACAATGCGGGGCTTCTTTTCTACAGCGAGTTGATCGAAGGCCTTTGGGGATATTTGGATGAGTTGCGGCGAACTCGGGATGCATGGCGGCTTATCGATGACAACGGGTTCTTCAATGCAGAAGCTCCGGTCGATCTTCAACAAAAGTCTTGAAGCCGCGAGTAATCTCGTTCCAGCGGAATGGGCCACCTTTGCCCATGTCGCACGCGAGATGGCGAGGTTCAGGGCCCCCAATGAGCGAGAGCGTCAAAGAAGTCGCCTGACTTCGGTCATGATGTTTTCGGCTGGGGCGATTCCCTCTGCCCTTGGCGCCACGACAGTGCAGGGTCTCTCCGAAGGCGCTGTCGCTGCGATCTTTGGTGGGCTTCTCGCTTTCTTTGGCCTTCTGGTTGGCTTTCTCGTGACTCTAATGCTATTTACGGGGAGACTTGGTTCAACGGCAGCGCTTTCGATTGAAGATCTGCGGAGTTACGGATCGCGGCTACGGTACCTCCTTGCTTCGCAGTCGATGACATTGAGTTACGCGATGTCCAGCGCGGTGCTCTGTCTCGTGTATTTGGTTGTGTTCTTTTCGGGCGCGCCGTTGTTAGTACATTCTCTGGTTCTTGCCTTGCTTGGCGGTGGCGTTGTCCTAAGCCTGCTGCGTGCTTTGCTGTTACCGATCCAGATATTTGAGCTGCACGATGCGCATCTGTCTGACGAGCTGAACGCGAAGTGTCAAGAGAATGATCGGCGCTATTCCAAATAGGCGGACTACCAAAGCTACATCCTCGCGCAGAGCTATCGCGCCGTAGAACGCCCCATCTGGGTAGCCCTCGAAACGCAGCGCCTCGCCATTGCCTCGGTGGCGCGCGCTGCTTGCGTCTGACCGGCGACAGGTTCGCCCAATAGGACGCCTCCGGGGTGTCGGGAAAATTTCCGAGGCCCCTTGAAGCAGACCTCATGGCTTGGCCGTTCGCGGGCCGAGCGTAAACCGCTGGGGCTTACGCCAGCGCCGGACTCCGGTAACCGGTTACGATGTCGCCGCCAGGGCTGAACCTAAAGGGGACATATGAAGTGCCGGGTGTATGCAGCAGCAGCGTTGATGCTATCCACCATCTCTGCCTTCGCCAGTGTTGGCGAGCGGGACACGCAGCGGGAGGTGGAAGCCGCAGTGGAGTCCGCCATAATTGGCCTCGCTCCTTCCTTGGACATGGCTCGTGAGAGCTGGGTTGGGTATGGATCAAAGCCTGAACTCCGGTGGGCTAAGGTGGTAAGTAGCCAGTCAGGCAAAGAATTCTTTATCGACCTGAAGACCGCCTCTGGGACCGCTGAAGAGCGCGAAGCTTGGATGCGTACCGAGTTCCAATCGGGAACTTTCGAGTCGCTATCGTCGGCCACTCAGCTGACGCAGTTGACGGTGTTCTTCTGCCGTACCCGTCAGGTGGCCGCGCTTCAATGGACGTATGTAGACGCTTCCGGCAGTCCCCTGCAGACCGACGAAGGAAGCAGGTTTTCCCGCAGAGCGGTAGCTCCTGAGTCAGCGCTGGAAGCAGTTTTGGAATATGTCTGCGGAGTCAGCTGAAAATTTGAACAACCATTGCACGCCTTGAGCCCCGGATACTCGGGGCTTTTGCGTTTATGGAAGGGCCGCCTTTGGGGGCTTCTGTCAATCACAGCCCGCCATGAGCGGGCTTTTTTGCGCCCTATGGGCAGAACTGGAGCCCGTATGGCCGTGAGTACCGAAACCGTCGCCGAGCGCATGGGCGCAGGCAAGTATGCAAAGGCTCTGGAGGATGTGTGTATCCGATTCGGGATCACCACCACCCTGCAGAAGGCGCACTTCCTGGCTCAGGTAGCGCATGAGTCCGATGGCTTTGCCACGGCGACCGAGTACGCATCGGGCCGCGCCTATGAGGGCCGCGCAGACCTTGGCAACGTGAAGCCAGGTGACGGCGTGCGATTCAAGGGCCGGGGCCTGATCCAGCTGACGGGGCGCGAGAATTACGCCGCCTACAGTCATGCGATGTACGGCGACGCGCGCTGCGTTGAGACGCCCGAGATGGTGGCGAAGCTGCCAGATGCGGCGCTGGCCGCTGGCTGGTTCTGGAAGCGCAAGGGGTTGAATGCAGTTGCGGACGACGATGACGTGACCGCCGTCACCCGGCGCATCAACGGGGGCAGGAACGGGCTGGAGGATCGCATTCGGCGTTTGGAGCAGGCAAAGCGACTGTTTGAGGGGGCGGCCTGATGGAAACCGGAACGAATCCCGCAGAGTTTGGTGGCTGGCTGGCCGCAATCGTTACCGGCGCTCTTGGCTGGTTCGGTGGCAGGTCGGGCCGAAAGCGCGACGAGCAAGCCATCACCACGGAGTCGCGGCTTTACGAAACCGTCCGCTTGGAGCTGGACCGGCTGACTACGAAGGTTGACCAGTTGGAAAAGCGCAGCGGTCGGATGTTGAACCACATCTACCGCCTGGAGGGGCTGATGCGCGCAGCGAACCTGGAGCCGCCGCCTTTCGACCCTGACGCAGACCCCCAGCCCTGCGGGACTCGGTGATGGTCTGGCTGCTCATTGGCGGAGCAATCGGGGCTGCCGTCGCCGCGCTGGCGTACTGGCACGGCGACAGGAATGGACCCATGACCGCCCTTGTGGGCGTGGAGGTTTGAGATGTACGGCAGCGGGATTGATGGAGCCTTCACCGCAATGCTGGTGGTGGCTGCTTTGGCTGGGGCTGCATTGTTCGCGATTCTGTTCTGGGTGGTTCCGTGGCTTTGGGAGCTGGTGAAGCCGTGGCTGCATATGGTCACGGGGTGAAGCCAATGAAGTTCATCGAGGCCTTTGTGAAAGCGCTACTTGATATCCCACTAGAGGGGATTGTCGTTCTGCTGCTTATGGGGGTGGGCGTATGGGCATCCTTCCAATGACCCGCGCCCAGATCCTCGCCGCAGTGTGGCTGCTTAGCCTGCTGGCTTCCTTCTGGGCTGGCTGGACGTGGAAGGGTGACAAGGCAGAGGTCCGCGAGACCCGCGCCGAGTTGAAGCAGGCCAAGGCCGAGACCAAGGCAGTCGAGCAGGCCCGGGCGATAGAGCAGAAGCAGGGCCAAGCACAACAGGCCGCAGCCGACACGGCAGACAAGAGAGAGGCGCAGATCAATGCGGACTATGACAAGAGGCTGGCTTCTGCTGGCAATGGTGGGGATCACGGCAGGCTTTCCCAGCTGTGGGGCCAATGTGAAACCGACCGTCTGTCCGAGCGTGCAGCCACTGCCGCAGAAGCTGCAGGACAAGACCGACTACGCCGCGAGAGTGCGGCACGAATTGTTCGGGACGTCGAGTCAGTCCAGTCCGAGCGAGACGAAGTGATCGACCGGTATCAGGCGCTTGCCGCTCCCGCTGATGCTAAACAGCTATAAACAAAAGTGTTGACACGTAAACAAATGTGTTTATACTTACTCCCAACAAGACAACGTTAGGAGGCTGATGAAGACAAGCGAGTTTAGGCGGTGGTTGCAGTCCCAAGGCGTGGTGATGAAGGAAGGAGCCAATCACACCAAGCTGATCTACAGGGACAAGCGATCAACACTGCCAAGGCACGCAGCTGAACTAAAGGAAGGCACACGGAAGGCCATCCTCAAACAGCTGGGTATCGAGGAGCCGCCCCGATAAGGGGCGGTAACTTGGACTCGCAAGATTCATCTGATCACATGCTCTATCCAGCAAAACTCGCACCGGAAGACGGTGGGTTCGTTGTGACGTTCCGGGATATTCCCGAGGCGATCACTCAGGGCGATACGAGGGAGGAGGCCATTGCGATGGCTGCCGATGCCCTCGCAACCGCAATGGAGTTCTACTTCGAGGACGGCAGGCAGGTTCCGCTGCCGAGCGAGGTGGGACGTGGTGAGGTGGGTATCCCGCTGGCTGCAGCCTTCTCTGCGAAGGTGCTGCTGCTGAACGAGATGCTGGCCCAGAAGGTTACGCCGGCTGAGCTGGCGCGCAGGCTGGGTACCTCACCGCAGGCGGTCAATCGCACGGTCAACCTGAGCCATGCAACCAAGGTGGACGCTATCGCCGAAGCACTGAGCGCCCTGGGCAAACGCCTGGAGCTGTCGGTGGTAGACGCGTAAGCGCCCAGGACAATCAAGCAACCAAGAGCCCCGGCAGGCCCGGGGCTTTTTTGTGGGAGTGAACATGGCGCAGGTGACTGGACAGCTGTGCTTCCGCTGGTGGTGGAAGTGGTACGTCCGGGGAGTAATCCTCACGGCCCATCTGACTGGACTCAGGCCCAATACGGAGCGGGTGGAGTACTGGGCTCGTCGCGCGCTGTATTGGCGCGAGGTGAAGCCAGAGTGCCGCAGCTCATGAGGTGCCAAGTGGAGTCCGACTCCACCCGAGGAGAGGGCGCGCGATGGGAAGGCTGAAGACTATGCAGCCACGCCTCAAGCCAGCAGGCCAGCGCCTCGCATGGGTTCCTACCCCGGGAGGGCAGCGCCTCACTGGCAGACGGCTACAGGCACGACGCCTGCGCATCTGGACGGCCAACCCAGCCTGCAAGGACTGCAGCGTACTGACGCGCTACCCCAATGGTTTTGAGCTCGACCACGACGTGGCGCTGGTCAACGGTGGCGAGGACACGGATGCGAACTGCTGCGTGAGGTGCATCGAGTGCCATGCGGCCAAGACGCAGGGCGACATTGCCAAGGCGGGCCGACAGGTTCCACGGCGGTGATGTTCCACGCGAGGGCAGGGGGAGGGTCAAAGGTGAGAGTGATTCTCGACCGGAAACCACCTGTCCTCGCATGTGCATTTTTTATGCCGATTCAGGAGTAATCAGCAAATGGCAGGTAAGAAGGGGCGCAGCGGAGGCCCGCGCGAGAATTCGGGCGGTGCTCGCCCTGGGGCTGGTCGTCCTCCCAAAGAGCCCGTACTGAACATGTCGGAGCTGCTGCTGACGAGTGATCCGCAGAAGTTCCTGCAGGGCGTAATGAACGACCAGGAGACGGATATCAAGCTTCGGGTGGATGCTGCGAAGGCACTCATGCCTTACCAGTACCCGAAGAAGGCCGGGGGCATCAAAGATCAGAAGCAGGCGGCTGCTGAGCGCGTGGTTGGGGCCGGGAAGTTCGGCCCAGGACAAGCGCCGATGCGACTGGTGAAGGGTGGTAAGGAATGATGCCCGCGTGGACGACGGCCTGCCCCGACTGGGAGCAACGCCTGATCGACCAGCGCGGCATCATCCCTCCGCCTATCTACCCGAACGAAGCAGAGCAGGCCCTTGAGATATTCAAGGCGCTGCGCATTGTGGACTTGCCCGGCAAGCCGACCTTTGGCGAGGTGTCAGAGGAGTGGGTGTTCGACTTCGTGCGCGCGATCTTCGGCGGCTACGACGCGGAGACCGGCAAGCAGCTGATCCGCGAGTACGGCTTGCTGATCAGCAAGAAGAACACCAAGTCCACCATTGCCGCTGGGATCATGCTGACGGCAACCATTCTGTGCTGGCGCGAGGACGAAGAGCACCTCATCCTTGCCCCAACCAAGGAAGTTGCAGACAACAGCTTCAAGCCAGCGGCGGGCATGATCCGCGCCGACGAAGAGCTGCAGGCGATGTTCCATGTGCAGGAGCACCTGCGCACCATCTCCCACCGGGTGAGCCGGAACACGCTCAAGGTGGTGGCCGCTGATACGGACACAGTGTCCGGCAAGAAGGCCGGGCGGGTGCTGGTCGATGAGCTATGGCTGTTCGGCAAGAAAGCGAATGCCCAGGCGATGTTCCTGGAGGCGTTGGGCGGGCAGGTGTCCCGCGATGAGGGTTGGGTGATCTTCCTGACGACTCAGGCGGACGATGCCCCGGCAGGCGTGTTCAAGGAAAAGCTGCAGTATTGGCGCGATGTGCGCGACGGCGTGACGTTGGACCCGGCCACGCTGGGCGTTCTCTATGAGTTCCCACAGGCGATGGTCGAGGCCAAGGACTACCTCAAGCCGGAGAACTACTACATCACCAACCCGAACATTGGCCGGTCGGTCAATGCGGAATGGATCGAGGGGCAGCTCAAACGCCTGCAGAACTCCCGCGACGGCAAGCTGCAGGAGTTCTTGGCCAAGCACCTCAATGTGGAGATTGGTCTGGCGCTTAGGTCCGACCGCTGGGCCGGTGCTGACTACTGGCTGGCGCGCGCGCTGCCGGGGCTTACGCTGGACAGCCTGATGGCCCGTTGCGAGGTCGTAACCGTTGGGATCGACGGCGGAGGCCTGGACGATCTGCTGGGGCTGGCGGTGGTGGGGCGTGAATCGGACTCGCGCAACTGGCTGGTGTGGACGCGGGCCTGGGCGCACCCATCTGTGTTGCAGCGGCGGCAGGATATCGCCCCGCGCTTGCGGGACTTCGCTGCGGACGGTGATCTGGGCCTGGTGGAGCAGATCGGCGACGACGTGCGAGAGCTGGCCGCGTGTGTTGCAGACCTTGAGGATGCAGGGTTGCTTGCTGGCGTCGGCGCTGACCCGGCTGGCATTGGCGCGGTTCTTGACGCCCTGGAGGAAGCTGGCGTCCCGCAGGACAAGATCAAGGCGGTATCGCAGGGCTGGAAGCTCGGGGGCGCAATCAAGACAACCGAGCGCCGGTTGGCTGAGGGCTCGCTGCAGCACAGCGGGCAGCCCTTGATGGCCTGGAGTGTCAGCAACGCGAAGATCGAGCCGCGCGGGAACGCCATCCTGATCACCAAGCAGGCCTCTGGCTCGGCAAAGATCGACCCGCTAATGGCGGTGTTCGATGCGGTATCGCTCATGGAGCTGAACCCCGAAGCGGGGAACGGCGTTATTTCACAAGGCTTCGTGGTGATGAACTGATGCTTGGACTATTTGGAAGCAGCCCGCGCCCTGACCCGCGAGACCGGGTTGAGCCGACAATCGGAAACGTGGTGGAAGGCGAGACAGCCTCGTCTTCCAGCCTGCGAATGTTCGAGATTTTCGGCAATCCGACCACTGCATCTGGCGCTGTGGTGACGCCCGACAGCGCGATGCGCGTCTCGGCGGTGTTTTCCTGCGTGAGCTTGATCGCGGGAGCCATCTCGCAGCTGCCACTACACGTCTACGAGCGCACGGAGGAGTCGCGCAAGCGGGCCGACCATGACTATTGGTGGCTTCTCAACGAGCAGATGAGTTCGGCCTGGCCGACCGCTGCAGCTTGGGAGTACCTGGTTGCCCAGGTCTTGCTGCGCGGGGACGGGATTGCTTACCTGAAGCGGAATCGCGCAGGACAGGTGACTGCCATCTTGCCTTGGCCCCGCAACCAGGTGCAGATCCTGGAGCAGGAACGGAATTCGCCCCGCGATGAGCGCCGCCTTCAGTACACATTCTCCGACAAGGAGGGTTACTTCACCGTCGATCAGGCCGACGTGCTGCATCTGCCGGGATTTGGATTCAACGGTATCCACTCCATGTCCGTGATCCAGTGGGGCGCGCGCAATGGCATTGGCATCGCGTTGCAGGGCGACGAGCACGCCGGGAAGTTCTTCAGCGAGGGCGGCAAGCCCGAGGTGGCGATCACCACGACGGGCAAGATGACAACGGGGCAGCAGGACGAGTTCCGCGATGCCTGGGTGAAGAAGTACGGCGGCAACCAAGGCAACCGACGAATCCCGCTGATCCTTACTCAGGGTTTGGACGTCAAGGAACTAACCATCAGCTGCTGGAGTCGCGGCAGTGGCAGGTGATCGATGTTGCGCGGGCCTTCGGGGTTCCGCCTCACATGATCGGCGAGACAACCAAGGCCAGCAGTTTCGGGTCGGGTATCGAGCAGATGAGCATCGGCTTCGTCAAGCACACCTTGGGGCCGCACCTGAAGCGCTTCCGCGATGAGCTGAACCGCAAGCTGTTCCTGACCTCGCGCTTCTTCGTGGAGCACAACGTTGACGGCCTCATGGCCGGTGACTCAAAAGCGCAGGGTGAGTATTTCGGCAAGGCGCTCGGCGGCCCCGGTACACAGGGCTGGATGACGATCAATGAAGTGCGCCGGATGAAGAACCTACCGCCCGTCGAGGGCGGGGACCGGCTCTACAACCCCACGGATTACCAGGCACGGCCTGGCGACACCACCAAGAAGGACGAGAACGATGACGATTCCGAAGCTGCTGCAGCTGGCGAAGAGTAACGCTGCGGCATCCCAGCCGCTGCGCGCCGAAACCAGCGGGGCAGAGGCCACCGTGTATCTGCATGGCGTGATCGGCGGCTACTGGGGCGATATTGACGAAACCGAGTTCGTGAAGGCCCTGACCGCCTTGGACGTGGACACCATCCACCTGCGGATCGACTCGCCAGGCGGTGATGTGTTCGGGGCCCGGGCAATGATGACAGCCATCTCGCAGCACAAGGCCAAGGTCATCGCCCATGTGGACGGTCTGGCGGCATCAGCGGCTACTGGAATCTGCATGGCCTGCGATGAGGTGGAGATCACCCAAGGTGCAGGTTTCATGATCCACAACGCCTGGACCATCGCACTGGGCAATAAAGCCGACATGGCAAAGACGGTCGAGCTTCTCGGCAAGATCGATGCAGGGCTGGCTGCGGACTACACCGCACGCACCGGCAAGGATCAGGAGCAGATCACGCAGTGGATGGACGAGGAGACCTGGTTCACCGCCGATGAGGCCAAGGAGCATGGCTTCGCCGACCGTGTGGTCGAGGTGGTTGGCAAGAAGAAGGCAAAGAATCAATGGGATCTTTCCGCCTACGCCAACACCCCGGCTGCGCTGCTGGCCAAACCGAACAACGCCGCCCCCGATGACGGGGATATCGCGGCGCACCGAAATGCGCTCGAGCGGCGACTGTCGCTGCTGGAACGCACCCCGGCCTAAGCGACTCCCGCTTGCCGAAACCGATACCGCCGAAAGGCGGTTTTTTATTGCCCAAAGAGGAATCAAGACCTATGGCTTTCAATATTCAGGCCGAGCGGGAGCGCCGCACCCAGCTGGCGAAGGACACCCGCAATCTGTTGGACACCAGCACCGGCGCTGGCAGCACCTGGACCGCCGAGAACCAGGCCAAGTACGACGAAAACGTGGCCGAAATCGAGCGCATCGATGCCGCCATTGACCGTCACCAGAAGGTGATGGATCTGACCGCCGACAACGCCATGCATGATGCAGGTGTCCGTGAGCACAGTGGCGGCCGGAGCGACAAGAACGCGTCGAGTGATGTGCGCCTGTTCGACAAGTGGGCGCGCGGTGGCGACAAGGCGCTGAGCGCCGAGGAGTGGAAGCAGGTCAACGCGGCCATGTCCGGCAATCCGGCCGTCAACCCGGAGCAGGGCGGCTATACCGTCCCGACCACCCTGGCCGAGCAGATCCTGGACGCGCTCAAGGCCTACGGCGGCATGCGTCAAGTGGCGGATGTGTTCAGCACTGCCGGTGGCGAGCCGATGCAGTACCCGACCAGCGACGGCACCTCGGAAGAGGGCGAGATCGTTGCGGAGAACAGCTCTGCAACGGACGATGACGTTGATTTCGGCACCAAGGGCCTGCAGGTCTACAAGTACAGCTCCAAGGTCGTGACCGTGCCGTGGGAGCTGCTGCAGGACAGCACCGCCGATATCGCAGGGTTCATTGAACGTCGCCTGCAGTCGCGCCTGGGCCGCGTCACCAACCGCCACTACACGCTGGGCACTGGCAATAGCCAGCCGATGGGCCTGATCACTGCCGCCACCGTTGGCAAGATCGGCGCAGTCTCCGCGCTGCCGGTCATCACCTACGACGACCTGGTGGAACTGGAGCACAGCGTTGATACGGCCTACCGTGCGAACGGTCGCTGGATGTTCCACGACGACATGCTCAAGCTGATCCGCAAGGTGAAGGACGACCAGGGCCGCCCGATCTTCGTCCCGGGCTACGAGCAGGGCAACCCGGGCGGTGCGCCGGATCGTCTGCTGAACCGCGATATCCAGATCAACCAGCACGTTGCCTCCCCGGCTGCAGCAGCAAAGTCCATCGCGTTCGGTGATTTCAGCTACTACAAGATCCGCGACGTGATGGCGGTGACGATGTTCCGCTTCAACGACTCGGCCTACGTCAAGAAGGGCCAGGTCGGTTTCCTGGCGTGGATGCGCACTGGCGGCAACCTGATCGACGTCGGCGGTGCGGTCAAGACCTTCCAGCACGGCGCTGCCGCCTAATCCACCAGTGAACGACGGCGGCCAGAGTGGCCGCCGTCTGGAGGAAGTCATGTCGAAGAAGACGAACCAAGCGCCTCAGGCCGCCGCCAAGGCACAGGCGGAGGTTGCGCCGGTAGGTCAGCCTGCGGATGTTGTGGAATCCGATTCCACACCTCCCGATGCCAGTGTCGCGGAGAGTGCGGAAGCCGTTGCGCAGGCCGATGGGGTGGAGGCGGATGCCGACGCTGGCGAGGACGACCAAGCGCACGCTGAGCCGGCTGAACCCATCGAGTCGGTCAAGGCCCTGGTGCTGAGCAACAACCACCTGGGCAAGGTTGGCGAGGTAATTGATGTTCCCGCAGCCCACGCTGAAGCATTACGCCTGGGCGGGCTGATCGATACCCATCCCAACGCCTTTCCCAAAGAGGGGTAAGCCATGCTGTACCTGATGACCGCCGCCACTGCAGAGCCGGTGACGGTCGCAGAGGCGAAGACCCGCCTGCGCTTTGACGGTGATGCTCTGGATGCGGATATCAGCAAGATGATTTCCGCAGCCCGGGAGATCGTTGAACAGCAAACGGGCTATGCGCTCGCTGACGCTTCCTATGCCTGGAGTCCGAGCGGCGCGGGAGATGTACTGCCGATCCAGCCCGCAACGGTGACGAGCGAGGCTGGTGCGAGGCCCATTCTGTTCACCACGACGTCAGGGCCTGCTCCGGAGGCGTTGCGCACCGCAATCCTGCTGCTGGTTGGGGACATGTTGGCCAACACGGAGGCGTCAGTCCCGGTGCAGCTGCACGACAACCCGGCCTTCCAGACGATGATCTTCCCCTATCGACGGGTGTTGCCATGAGAGCGGGCGAACTGAACCGGCGAATCCGTATCGAGCGTCCCGGGGCTGGGCAAGACGCAGCTGGGCAGCCGGTGCAGGGCTGGGAATTGGTCGATCACCTATGGGCGGGCATCGCCGGTGAGACAGGGTTGGGTGCGATCCGGTCCAGCCTGCAAGGGGGCGTTCCTGCATCCATCGCTCGGTACAGCTTCAAGGTGCGGTTTGAGGCCATCAGCCGCCTGGGCATCGATGCGGGCATGCGAATCGTCTACGACGGCCTGATCTTCGATGTAAAGGGAGTTACGCGGGATCTGACGGACAGGCAGGCGGCCTACATCTTGACCGAGCAGGGTGGGAACAGCGGATGACCATCAAGGCGAACGTTGACTTCAAGGATGCCGTAGCAGGGTTGGACAAGCTGAGTGAAGTTCGCGCCCAGCTTGCCCGGTCCATGGCCGTCGCGGGCGGGAAAGTGCTCCGGGATGAGGCCAGGGTGCGCGCGCCAGTGGGGACAGATGAAGGAGGCAGCAAGAATCCTGGCGGCCTGCAGCGATCCATCTACGTGGCCTACCGCGACAAGGCGTCTACGACCGCAAAGCAGGTCTATGCGGTCAGCTGGAACGCAAAGAAGGCCCCTCACGGGCACTTGATCGAGTTTGGGCACTGGCAGACCCACGCCCGCTACAAGGGCAAGGACGGCAACTGGTACACAGGCGCTCAGCTGGCGGCACCAAAGTGGGTTCCGGCAATGCCGTTTCTACGCCCCGCGCTGGACGGTGGGATGGCCCGGGCGAAGGAGGCGATGCTGGCACGAGGGCGCGAGCGATTGCCCGAGCTGCTGGCCGGAGGAGGTGCTGATGACCTATGAGGCCACTCTTTCCGGCCTGATTGGACCGTTGATGGGCGGGAAGTTCTTCCCCGACGTTCCACCAGATGCGCCCAAGTATCCCTGCGGCGTCTACCAGCAGGTCGGCGGCCAATCGCTGTGGTTCCGCGAAGGCGCGATGCCGGGCCACAAGCACGCCCGCGTGCAGATAACGGTATGGGCTAAAACCCGACTGCAGGCCAACCAGTTGATGCGCCAGATCGAGGGAGCGATCTGCACCGGCCTGCGGAACGCGGAGCCGTTCGGCGCGATGGTCGGCGGCTACGAAGACGCAATCAAGATGTACAGCGCAAGACAAGACTTCGGGTTCTGGTATCCGGACCCGTGAGCAACCACCACCGCCCGGCACTCGCCGGGTTTTTTATGACCCAGCGAGGTAATCAAGAATGGCACTCAAGCTCCCCAAGGGCACTCAGTTCGGTTTCGCAACCATCTCGGCGGCTAAGGTCGCTTCCACCGGCTTCTCCAAGGCTGCACCGGCACTGGCAAGCATCGCATCTGGCGCAGTCGAAGAGGGCGAGATTGTCTTGATCGGCGCGCCAGGCTGGCCGCTGCTCAACAATCGTATTGCCGAGGCTGGCACCGCATCGGCGGGTGCAATTCAGCTGCTCGGCACCGATACCGTGGATGCCACGCTTTATCCGGGCACCAGCGGCGCAGGCACCCTGCAGGTGGCTGGCGATTTCGTGGACTTCACCCAGCAGGGCGACGCATCGACGGCGGGAGGCGACCAGCAGTATTGGTCAGGCGTCCTGCTGGAAGATCCCACGGGTCGTCAGATCCAGATCCCGACCACCAAGAACGCCAAGACCCTGACACTGCCGCTGTATTTCGACCCAAAGCTGCCGTGGTACAGCGCGGCCAAGGCCGTTGACGCCAAGGGCGAGCCGGTGATTCTGCGGGCCAAGCTGCCGGGCGGTGACCGCCTGTACTGGTACGGGTACATGTCCTTCGACGGTGATCCATCCATCAGCTCGAACAACCCGATGGGCAACACCATGTCGTTCACCGCGTTGAGCGATTCCACCCTGGTGGAGGCTGAGTAATGTTCAAGGTCAAAGCCCCCGAGAAGTTCGACGCCACTCTGACCATCATTGGTCAGGGCCGGGAGCAGAAGCTCAAGCTCACGTATCGCCACATGCTGAAGGACGAGTACAAGGCGCTGGTGGACAAGCTGTCAGCGGGTGAGCTCACCCCGGCGCACGTGATCCTTGAGATGGTCAGCAGCTGGGAAGCCGACGTTACGCTGGATACCGAGGGTGTAGAGCTGGCGCTGCAGCACCAGATCGGCCTGGACACGGCAATCATCCACGGCTATGCCCAGGCAGTGCAGGTCGCCCGCAAGGGAAACTGACAGAGGCGGTGGGGGCGATGTACTGGCGCGCCCCCACCGAGGCCGAGCTTGCAGGATCGGGCCTCAAGGCCAAGCACTTCCAGCCGCCAGAGGTTGACCTATGGCCGGAGTGCGCCTTGCCTATCGAGATCTACAGCAGGGTCGCTACCCAGTGGCGCGTTGGTGCCGGTGGCCCAGTTGGCCTCGACTACGGTGTCGTCTTCTACGAGATGGACCGGGAGGGGCTTGAAGGTGAAAAGCGGGACGAAGTGATGGCAGGCATCCGAGTGATCGAAGCGGCGGCCCTTGCGAGCTTCGCCTCGTCCAGGAACTAGCGGTTTGGTAACATTCGGCCATCCAGAAGCGAGGGCCTGGCCGGTGGCACTGATCAAATGCACGGAATGCGGGAAGGAAGTCAGCGATAAGGCGGCGGCATGCCCTGGGTGTGGTGCGCCGACGTCCATCATCAAGCAAGAGATCGCTAGGCAACCTGCAAAAGGAACCTCAGCCACAGCTGCGCTCGTGATTATTGGGGTGCTGCTTATTGGCGGTGGTGCACTTGCGTACTTCATAGACAGTTCCAGGCGGAGCAGAGACCCGGTTGCAGACGCCGAGCGGCACCGGGCTGCGGCCGCCATTGAATTCTGCGACAAGCGATACAAGGAAATGAACGCAGATAGGCAGTACACGCCAGACATGCTGCGTTTCCATTCCAATACATGCAAACAGATGCGAGAAGAGTTCAAGGCTAAGTGGGGGCGAGACCCCTAACTTCGGCCAGAACGAGAAACGAGACCCGCCAAACGGCGGGTTTTTTACTGCCCAAAGGAAAGTCATGACCGACACCGCCATCGGTACTGCTCGAATTGAGGTTGAGGTTGATACCTCCCAGTTCGACTCAGCGATTACTGCTGCCAAGCGATCTGTGGCTGACATGTCCTCATCTGCTCAGCAGCAGTATCAGCAGCTCGCTACTGCCGAGAAACGGCGAATCGACACCTTGATCAAGCAGGCAGACATTGTCAGCATGAACAAGGCAGAACAGATTGCCTACTCGGCCTCGCTGAGAACGAGTGGACCTCTGCTTGATGAGATCACCAAGAAGCTCGCAAGGAACACGGCGGAAGTAGAGAGGCAAGGGATCAGCCTCAAGCAGCAGCAGGCAGCCATGCGTGGTGTGCCAGCCCAGATGACGGACATTTTCGTCAGCCTGCAGGGCGGGCAGCGGCCGATGACAGTCCTTCTGCAGCAAGGTGGTCAGCTGAAGGACATGTTCGGAGGCATCGTCCCGGCCGCGCAGGCGCTGGGGACGCAGCTTGCAGCCATGATCAACCCAGCAACGATTGCTGCAGCGGTACTGGCTACATTGGCTGTGGCATGGAAGGAGGGGGCGGACGAGCAGCAGGCCTTTAACGCTGCTCTCATAAAAACGGGCGGCTATGCGGGTGCGAGCACTGCTCAGTTCAAGGGTCTAGTTGAGCAACTCGCTGACCTGCAGTCGGTGACGAATGGGGGTGCGGTGAAGGCGCTCACGGCAGTTGCGGCGTCGGGTCGGTTCGCCAGTAATGAGTTCCTCCAGGTTGCCGAGGCCGCTGCTCGTATGGAGGCAACGACCGGGCAGAGCATCGACGAGACGATCTCCAAGTTTGAGCAGATCGGGAAATCGCCTGTCGATGCATTGTTGAAGCTCAATGAGACGGAACATTTACTAACGCGGCAACAGCTCGCACGAGTTGATGCCCTGATCGCTGAGGGTGACGAAACGCGCGCAGCTGCCGAGGCGACCGCCATCTATAAGCGGCATCTTGATGATGTCGCGGATGCTGCTGAGGCAGCCCGGCCCCATCTTGCAGGCCTGTGGAGCGACCTGCGAGAGGAGACCTCTGCCGCGTGGGCTGAGGTTAAAGACTTCGCAGAGTTCCTGGCCGCTACGCAGGAGCAGTTCCAGCGGCGCTCGTTTTGGCAGATGGCGGGGCCGCTTGGTGGTATCAACTTCATGAGGGACATGCGCCGCGCTCAGCCCGCCACTGCGGCCGCGCCTATGGGTGTGCACATGGCGGGGATCTACGCGGACGAGAGCGAGATTGTCAGCCCCCAAGAGAAGAAGGCCCGCGAAGAGCGAAAAGAAGCTGAGCAGGAATGGGGGCGCTGGCGGGATCAGAACCTTAGCAAGAGGGAAAAGCAGCAGGCCGAGGAGAGAAGGATTCAGGCGGCAGGGGAAGCGCTGGGCAAGAAGCAGAGCGACATTGATGCGCAGATCGCGGCCTCGCGCCAGCGATTCGCGGAGTCAGAGAAGCGGTCGGCTGGCAGTAAGACGGATGATCCGACAATTGCACTTGCCAAGCGCATCCAGCAACAGATCGCGCTGAACACGGAGCAGCTGCAGAGCGAAGCCAAGCTCACTACCAGTCAGCGGCTACGCATCCAGGTGGAGCAGGAGTTGTTGAGCCTTGGTAGTAAGGCAAGCCCTGAGCGTCGCGCTGTACTGAACGCAATGCTGAAGGAGCTGGACGTCAGTGGAGATCTGGCAACAGCCCATGAGCGCGAGGTCAAGGCAAAGGAGCAGTTGTCCAGGTTGAATGCTCAGATTGCGGTCAGCGAGGAGAACCGGCTTCGTGCCAACACCTTGGAACTGATGGGCTACGGGCGCGGCGGCGATGCTGTGGACATGCTGCGGCGGCAGTTGGATATCAACCGTGAGTACGAAGAAGGGCTGAGGCAACTTCGGGATCGCGGCGTGGCGGAGGATTCGGAGTCATGGACCCAGCAGGAGGCCGCACTTCGGGCCAGCCGTGAACGCATGCTGGAGGTGGAACGGGATTTCCAGAACCAGCGCCTGGCGTTGATGGGTGACTGGCGAGTGGGTGCGAACGCGGCCCTTGAGGACTACCTGTTCGCTGCAGCCGACGTGGCGAGCCAATCCCGCGACATGTTCGCCAATGCCTTCGGAGCCGCAGAGGATTCAATCGTCCAGTTTGTGAAGACCGGCAAGCTGTCGTTCTCGGACCTGGCTGACTCGATCATTTCCGATCTTGCCCGTATTGCGGCCAAGCAGATGATCACCGGCTTGTTCGGCAACATGATGGCGGGATGGATGGGGGGAGGGGTGACGGCAACTGGCAATTCCTTGGTCAGCAGTGGAACGCAGGGCATCAACGCTGGCCTCTCCGAGCGCCTATTGTCTTTTGGGGGTGGGCGTGCCACTGGCGGCGGTGTGGATGGGAGATCGTTCTATGAGGTGGGTGAAGGAGGGAGGCCCGAGTTGTTCCAGCAGAACGGGCGAACCTATCTGATCCCGGGGAACGCGGGTCAGGTGTTTCCAGCCGTCGCGCCGAGCAGCAGGCCTTTAGAAGCTGCCTCAGCAACTGGTGGCGGGGCGCAGCAAATCAGGATCGAAGTCGAGAACAAGGGCGAGCCGGTGAGGGCATCTGCCTCCGCCCAGCGCCAGCCGGATGGCTCAACGCTGATAAAGATGGTTATCGACGGCGTGGCAGAAGACGTCGTAAGTGGAGGCAAGACCCTGGCGGCCATCAAATCTCGTCTTGACGTTCAGGAGCGCGTGTAATGGCTGAGTTCCCAACCTACGCCCAGATCCTGGCCGATGGATTCACCGAATCCTTTGACCCCGCTGTCGAACGGACCGACATGGAGCGCGGCGTGCCCAAGCAGCGCCTGATCAACACTCAGGTGCTGGTGAAACTCAATGCGACGCTGCTCTTCCGCTCGGCTGCAGACGTTGATGCCTTTGAGGCTTGGTACTTCGATGCCATCAAGCGGATCGGCTGGTTCCAGATGAAGCATCCAAGAACCGGGGCAACAATCACTGCCCGCTTTGAAGGCGGCAGCATTGGGAGCCTCTCTCCATTGGCCCCTAGGTTCTACATCGCCAGTCGCAGCGTGGTAATGGAATACCTCCGCTGACCCACAACTACCCCGACCCACGGCCCGCATGCGCGGGCTTTGTCGTTTCTGGAATCTAGAATGACCACATTTCTCGAGCGCCGCCAGCGCGTCACTGACACCACGGGCACGCTGCTGTTCCTGGAAGTCAGCGCACCGTCATTTGCCGACACCCTGCGCATCGTCAATGACACCCGGAACTGGACGAGCAACGGCGTGGAGTACATCGGCGTTCCGTTCGGTTTCAAGCTGCCAGACGACGTGTCCGGCCAGACGCCCCGCGCGGTCCTGACGCTGGACAACATTGGCCGGGGCATCACAGACGACCTGGAAAGCCTGCAGCCGTACGACGTGGTGAGGGCCAAGCTGATGATCAGCGACCGAGCAGACCCAGACGTCATCGAGCGGGTCTACATCCTTCCCATCACCCAAGTCTCCGTGAACACCAAGACGGCCACCGCACAGTGCGGCTACGACGCGGTGATGCGCCAGCAGGCCGTGCGCCTGCGGTACAACCCGTTCACTGCGCCGGGGGCGTTCTGATGAAGCGATCTGAGGCCGACACGCTAATTGCGGCTGTGCGGAAGGAGTTGACCGGCGTTGATGACACTGAGGTCTCGAGCGATTCAGGTTGGTGGGAAACATCAACTGGCGCGGAGTTCGGCACCGAGCGTCTGGCCGCTGTAGTGGCCTTGATTGAGGGGATGGTCGATGCGACTCACTGACGTGGAGCGCTTCACGCTGATCCCTTACGACGAAATGGGCTTCGACTGTGCCGACCTCGTAGCACTGGTACAGCGAGAGCTGTTCGGGCGAGACGTGCGGATGCCCAGCCGCCGCCCGCGCGGTGCCGAGGGACAGGCGGCCATCGGCGAGCTGTCCAGGCCCTACGCGCGACGAACGGACACGCCGCAGGACGGCGACCTTGTCCTGATGATTGAACACGGACAGAAACGCCCCGGCCATGCCGGGGTTTTCTTTTATCTGGCCCACGAACAGTGGGTTCTCCATGCGAACGAAAAGACGGGTTGCAGCATCCTGCACCGCGTCCGCGACCTGCCCGACTTCGGGCTACGTATCGAAGGAACATATTCATGGGTCTGATGGAACTGCCGCGCACCGAGCCGGGCCAGCTGATTGTTACCCCGCATCCGATGCTGCTGGACGGCCAGCGCACAGTTGTTTGGGAGGCGCGTGCCGGAGAGAGCCTGTATGCGCTGCTGATGCGCAACGTGCCCGAACTGGACGGGCAGCCGTGGGCGGTTTCCATCGGCGGCGTGGTGGTGGAGCGCCACCTGTGGCACTGCGTCTATCCGAAGCAGGGGCAGGTGGTCGAGGTGCGTGGAGGCGTCGGCAAGACCGCGCTGATGGTAGTGGCCATGATTGCGCTCACCTACTTCACCATGGGTGCAGGCGCGGGCTGGATTTCAGGTGCTTTCGGCGTTGCTGCCGGGGGAATGGGGGCCACCCTGATCGGTGCTGGCCTCTTCATTGCGGGCTCCATGCTCGTCAATAAGGTGCTCGGCCCCAAGCCAGCCAAGATGGGCAGCCAGTCGCAGGATTCTGTCTATTCCCTGTCCGGTGCCCGGAACCAGCTGCGCCAGTATGAGCCGCTTCCCATGCTGTTCGGCAAGGTGCGCATCACGCCCGACCTGCTGGGCAAGCCATACACCTGGTACGAAGGCAACGACCAGTACCTGGGCCTGCAGCTGTGCGCGGGTATCAATGTCGGCCGCGTCGAGGAGATCTACAACGGCGACACGCTGCTGAGCAGCTATGAGGGGGCCAAGGTCTACCACGCTGGCTACAGCCAGATGCCGGACCAGGCAATCCCCCTCTATAGCAACGCCGATGTGATCGACGGTGGGCAGCTGCTGGACACCAGCAGTGACCCGAAACACACCCCGAGCGCGTGGATCGAACGCACCAGCTCGGCAGATACCGTGCGCCTGGTTGTCGGGCTGGAATACCAGCTCTACGACAAGACCAGCAAGGGCAGGGACAAGAACAACACCGAGCGCGTCGAGATCCAGTACCGGCCGACCGGTACCACCGGCTGGTTGAGCTTCGGCAACTACACGCTCAACAGCAGCCAGACCAAGGCCCACCGGGCGGGGTATGGCAAGGATGTGGAGCGCGGTCAGTATGACGTTCGTGTCCGCACGGCTGGCCTGAACACCAATGGCAGCGGGGCCCAGGCTGCGTTCACCTGGACCACGCTGACCAGTGTGCAGGTGGATGAGGGCGACTACACCGGGATCTCGCGCACCGGCCTGGAGCTTAAGGCAACCGGGCAGCTGAACGGAACTCCGGACGAGCTGCGCGCCATCGGGTATGCCGACCCCATCCCGGTGTGGGACGGGAGCGCGTGGACCACTGAAGAAACCAGCAACCCGGGCGCGCAGATCCTTGCCTATGCACGAGGCCTCAGCCGCGGCGGCCGTCTGCTCGGCGGCATGGCGCTGGATGAGGATCAGATCGACGTTGAGTCGCTCAAGGCCTTCACGCTGCACTGCGCCGCCAATGGCTACGCGTACAACTTCTTCATCAAGGACGCGCGAAACCACGAGCAGGTGCTTTCGGCCATCGCATTGGCTGGCTTCGGGCAGATAACCTGGGCTGGTGGCCGCCTGGGCGTTGTCTGGGCCGCGCAGGACCAGCCGCTGTCTGGCGTGGTCAACATGGGCACGATCAAGAAGGGCCAGTTTCAGGTTGATTACAGCCTGAGCAACGCCGCTGACGGTATCGAATACACGTACATCGATGATGCGACGTGGGAAACCAAGACGCTGCGCGTGCCCGCTCCCGGCGTGACCACGATGCTCAACCCGGCCCAGGTCACAGGCGAGGGTGTCACAACCGAGGAGCATGCCGCCCGCATGGCGCGCTGGCACCTTGCCCAGTCGCTCTACCAGTACAAGGACATTAGCTACAGCTCGGACATTGAGCACCTGAGCTACCAGCGGCTGTCCGTGCTGGCCATGCAGCACGACATGACGCAGTGGGGCTACGGCGGCCGCGTCGTTGCTGCCGCCGAGGTTGGAGGGGTGATGACGCTGCAGCTGGATGAGCCAGTGCCAGCGCCGCCCAGCGGCGTGGGGTACATCGGTCTGCGCATCCCTGGTGAGCGCGTGTATCGGGTGCTGAAGGTCAAGCCCTTTACCGGGGAATCCGACACCATCGATCTGCTGGACCCGTGGCCGTCTGATGCGGCGGTGCCGGGCGCTATGCCGAACAACCCAGCCCACGACACGCTGTGGATCTACGACTTCAAGCAGACCCCGGGCCTGCGCGTGCGCGTCGTGAGCGTGGAGCCGGAGTCGGATCTGAAGGGCGCAAGTGTGCGTGTGGTCCAAGAGGGCGCGGAATTCTGGAACTACGTGCTTACGGGCGACTATGTCCCATCGCCGAGCGGCTCGCTGCTCCAGACCCGGCCCGTGGCGTCGAATCTACGCGTGACGGAACAGCAGGTAGTCCAGGGCAACACCACCTTCACCGAGTTGACCGCCACGTTCGACGTGTCCGGCCCGGTCAGCAACGTTGTCGTGCGCGCGGCCGTCGATGGCCAGGAGCTGGAAGAGGTGGCCCAGACCCAGACGCGCATGGCGACCTGGCGCATCCCGTCTGCCGGTGCCTACAACATTGTTGTCCGCCCGTTCTCGCCTGATGGTGAGCCTGGCGTCGCCGTGTCCGCAGCTTATGTGACTGCCGGTGCCGAGCTCCCCCCGAAACTTGTTGATCTGTTTGATGTTGAACAGCGCAGTGGCGGCGTGCGCATCTACACGTGGGGCTGGCTGGCAGAAACCATCCAGTCCCCGGATTTTGCGGGCGTCGAGATCCGGTATACCGCAGGCAGCGTGTCGTCGCCGGTTTGGGAGGATATGACGCCGGTTGGAGACACTGGCTACCACACGGCCCCGTTTGAGGTTGTAATGCCAGAGGCCGGGACGTGGACATTCTCTTGCCGTAGCCGGAACACCAACGGCGTTCTGTCTACTAACGCGCGAACTGTCACCCGCACCCTGACTGCCAACCTTGGCGAGCAGATCGGCGACATTACCGAAGAGCAGGCCGCGCAGCAGCAAAAGATTGACCAGGAAATCGTGGACCGCGTCCAAGGTGACTTGGAAAACGCGACAGCCGTTGCGGACGAGGCTGCTGCACGGGCGGCGGCCATCGCCGCTGCCTTCGCCGCCGCTGCCGTCGATGCGACCACAAAGGCCAATGCCGCCCGCGACACTGCTATTGCCCATGCGGACGCAATTGGTGCACAGGTCGCAGACATTCTGGATGCCGATGAGTGGGTGTCTACGAAAAGCTACCCGAAGGGTGATTTGGTAAAGCGCAGCGGCAAGCTCTACAGAGCCCTGAGCGCGAACACCAATAAGGCGCCCGAGAGCAACGGGGCCACTTGGCAGTTGGTAGGCAACTACACCTCGTTGGGCGAAGCTGTAGCCGCCTCAGTGAGCATCGGAACGCAGAACGCCAGCGATATCGCAGCGCAAGCAACCCAACTCAATGCGGTGACCGTGCGCATGCCGGCGGGTACTGGCGCGATTGCAACTGCTGCTAGCGTGAGCGATGAGGCATCGGCGCGGGCGTCTGGTGATAGCGCCTTGGGTAGTCGAACCAGCGTGATCGAAGGCCGACTCCCAACGGGCTCCGACAAGCTGGCCAATGAAGCAAGGGTGGTAACTGCCGAAACGGCATCGGTTACCCGTGACAATGCCTTGGGCGCTCGAACCAGCGTGATCGAAGGCCGACTCCCAACGGGCTCCGACAAGCTGGCGAATGAAGCAAGGGTGGTGGCCGCAGAATCAGCAGCTGCATCTGCGACTGGAGCGGTGTCATCGAGGCTCGGGGCGGTAGAAGCCCGTATGCCGGTGGGCAATGGTGGATTGGCCACAGCGGATTCAGTGGAATCTACCAACAACAATGTTGGCATTCTGAACGGGACTGTTGTTGCCCAGGGCCAACAGATCTCGCAGAACACGGCTGCTATCGGCTCCACCCTCACATTGCTCAATCCATCGTTCGAACTGGATACCGGCTGGAATGGCTCGCCTTCGTCCGACCAGGACACGATTCCTACTGGCTACAGCTACGTCACCACGGACCCGCATAGTGGCGCACGGCATTTGCGCATCAATGGCGGCGGTCAAGGCGCGATCTACAACCGTTCCAAGCTCACTGTTGCTGTCGGTGATGACGTTGATGTGTCGTTCTGGTGCGGGACTATGGGTGCGCCCAATCCTGACGGCTACGTGCGTCTGTCGGTCTCATGGCGAAAGGCTGACGGGAGCGGCAACGGTGCCGTTGCAACAACCGCACAGCAGCTGACGCCGGTCGGGCGGTGGGCCAAAGTCATTGGTAAGTTGCCGCAACCCCCAGTTGGCACAGCTTACGGAATCCTATACATCCAAACCAATCACACGGTTGGTGTGTGGGCAGTTGACGATGTGCAGGCGAGCAAGGTTGGCGACACCGCCGCGGCGACGGCGCAAAGCCTTGTCGCGGTTAGCAACTCTGTCACGCAACAGGGCCAGGACATTACAGCTGTGGCCGCGCGTGTCGGTACATTGGAAGCCCGCGCACCGAGTGGCACCGGTAAGTTTGCAACCGAAGCATCGGTGACTGACGAAGCATCCGCGCGTGCAAGTGGCGATGCTGCGCTTTCCAGCCGTACCGGCGTGATCGAAGCCCGCCTGCCAGCAGGCAACGACAAGCTGGCGAACGAAGCGCGCGTTGTTGCGGCAGAGACTGCTGCAGCTGATGCAACCGGTGCAGTGGCAACGCAACTGACGCAAGTAAAAGCCACTGCCGATGGTGCCAGCGCTTCTATAACCAACTTGATCGAAGTCTCTGCAACAACCAACAGCATTGGCCTCGTGGATGGTGGTTTTGAGGGCGCTAAAGGCTGGGGATCTTCCTCAACTGTGGACGCACCCAGCTACAACTTGCCATCGACAGCGCAGTACTGGGCAGACACCTATCGCAGTGGCTTGCGTAGCCTTCGGTTCAACCCCGGCATCGCTTCGGCTGCCAGCGTGTTCAACAATTCGTGGTTGAGGGTAAAGACCGGGCAGAAAATTCGTGTGACGTATTGGGCACGTATTACCGGCTCGGTGCCGACAAGTGCTGGCTACATCCGAGTTAGTGCCCGGACGTACCGGACAGATGGCACCAATCCCTACGTGGCAATCGGAGCGTCCTCTCCGGTTACCTCGCTGTCATCAACATGGCAAAGGCTGACTGAGGTTTACACCGTGCCCACCGGTGTGACGATCATGCAGTTCGCAATGCAGTGCTTGAACAACAATTCCAACACTGCCGTATATGTCGATGACGTTAGCGTGGAACTGATCGGAGAGGAAGGCGAGATTGCCCGCGCGAAGGTCACAAACGTGCTGGATGTTGACGGGAACATCAGCGGCACCGTAAGCGAAAACGACGGTGTACGCAGTAGTTTTAACATCTTGGCATCGATTTTCCGCGTGATCAGCAGCGCCAGTACCGGCCTGGAATGGCAGAACGGCTACCTGCGTGCGTACAGTTCGGCGATCCAGTTAGTGCTTGGCATCAACTTCGGTGCATCTAGCAACTTGTGTTTTTGGTATGGACCGAATGTAGGCGCTGCCAGCTGCACGAAATCTAACGGCACGATCTGGTTTGACAACTCGGGCTCTGCCTATTTCGGTGGGTCTTTGTCGGCGGGGATATTGAAGAATTCGGCGCAAACCACGGTCCTTACCGCCAATCCGACGATTTCTGTTGGCCCCTTTACAACAAACGGTAAGAGCAAAACTGTCACGGTGGGCTATTCGGCAGTCGGGCCTGAGTTGATCAGCTACTACCCCGGCCGTAATGAGAGTTCCGGTCCACCGCCTGTCCCGGCCAATGACAGCCCTGCAACTAGCCTTGCGTTGAGCAGGCGATATGCGGGTGGCTCTCTTGCGGTGATAAGTTCCACCTCGATTTCCCATTCAACCTGGCTACTAAATTCAACCTATATTCCGAAGGATGCGCTAGATCCAAACCTACCAAACGGCGGCTGGCAGCAGAGGTACTACTTCATCAGCAGTGCATCGATAACGTATACCGACACGCTGGTCGGCACTGAGAATTTCGAGTACACCGCTACGGCTGGTTCCGGTAGTTTTCAGCGGATACAGCAAAACCTTTCAGTCACATCGGTTGAAAATCCGTGACGACGAACGCCTGCGGAATTTGCCCAATGCATAGAAAAAGGAAGGGACCCGATGGTTGCTGAAATTATCATCACGGAAATTGGGGACGTCGTTCGTGAGTACGATGAGAGCAATCGCGACGTGCTGCTTTGTCGTCGCGCAGAGATCTTCTTCACGCCGAACGAAGACGGTACGCCAAGCACTGAGGGGAAAGTGCTCTGGCACACGCAATGGTGGCACTACATCGGGAACGTGAAGCGGGCTGAAAGCCTGGGGCCGGTGATCGAGAACTCGATTGCCCAAGTGCTGGGGGACAGTTACGAGATAGGGGCTGCGGACCCCTTGCCAGCGGCGGTCATTGTGGCTGGCATCAAGGCGGCGTACACGCACCGGGCGGCGGCGCACTTCGGGATTGAAACGGTAGCCGATTACGGGGGCTAG